GCAGCAACTTTATCTTTTAGAACGGTAGAAGCCTCATTGAGTAAATAAGCTGTATAAGAAGCATCTCGTGTTACTTTGTAAACAGTATATGCATTTGTATATGCAGCACTCATTTTATCAGATAATATCTGATTCGCGTAATTTACTTGATGAGATGCGTTCTTGTAGGTAGTAGCAGCAATCTGAGTTTTCAATGATATAGCAGCAAGGGTTGCAGTATTTCGCATTTCAAGGTTTTGTTGAGAGTAAGAAGCATCTTGTTGCGCAGTTATATCTACTTGTGCAGCTGTATAACGAAGTTGAGCATTGATTAATAGTTGCGGATCGTTGTATACGCTACCCAAGGCAGCCATAAGACCAGTTGGGTAACTTCCAGCAATATCAAGTGTGGTCATCATAGGAAAATCATTTACTAAAGGAGGAATGTTCATATCTATTCTATTAGGATAATTAAATAGTTGTCGGAAATAAAAGATAATTTGTCATTAATACGCAAACATCATACCTGCACGACCACCGTAAATACGCAGTATATTATATGTTTCTGCGTAAACGTATACCGTATAACGGTCTACCAAACCATCTGTCAATATACCTGTCTTACCGTGAAATCCTAATGTAAGATTTAGGCGTTTAATTTTATCCAGATTAGCTTCACCCAATGGCATTGAAAATGGAGTATGGCCATTTTGTAATCCAAATGGTATGTTATAGAAATACCTATTAACCCATGGAGCCTTTCGCTGTTCCATCGATGGAATGAGAGACCGGAATAGTGCTACGTTCTCTGTGCTATATCTAGTTAACGTTTCAGAATAACTTAATGATAACCATCGGATAGGCTCCGAATTACGTGTTGAAAACCCTGGTTTCAAGGTAGTATATAAGCGTTCTGATAAGCCCTGTGCATCTGGCCACCAAGGGGCCTGTAAGGTACCATCTGTCAAATCTCGTGAACAAAGAAACGGCGCATTGTATCCTGGTCCTTCATATTTCTGACAATAAAAAAAGAGGTCTCTTGTCGGGTTAGGTACTATCAAGGGTATTCTAGCAAAATTATTATTCTGTGTATCAACCGGGTCAAAAACATAATGCTGAACCACTGGGACCTGTATATCTGCTATACGAAACCTGTTAGCCTCTGGTCTATCCAAGTAAACGTATTCTACCAATAAGTAAGCATCTGTCATAGAATACTGGCTTGGCATAGATATAGTTGACGGATATGGGCTAACTTTCCGACCAGGTGCCCTCACTGGCTCTAGACCAGGAACAGCAGAACCACTTGCATCTTCATAATAAAATTTAGAACCACTCATTGGCCACAAAGAAGTTGCTTGTTGATTTGATTGTATGACGTTACCTGAAGTATCTAGCGCCCTAGACTGACTATAAAATAAACCATTTATATTATTGAAGTTAAGTGTAATTCGTGCTTCATCTATATTTAATGCATCTATAGGTAAAAAACACCCTGGATCACCCCTTGAAAACCAAAGAGGCAAATTCACGACAACTTGCTCGGAAGTGCTTGTTGTGCCAAAAGAAGTATCTGAAAATCCATTATCTTTTCTTAAGATTTGCCTACTCGTTTCGATAGTCTTTTCTAAGGGCGTCTGAAATTCATCTATAACTTCCATAAGTTGCCCAGGTATCGTGTCATATAAGACACCTCCCAGATGAAGTTGGACTTGATTTACTAAATTGTGACCTAGCGAATTCGTCCAACCAAAATGAGGCCCTACAAATTGTACTGACTGCCCATTTACTTTTGACCTCCGTGCTAAGACCTGTGGCGTCTGAATATCTGGCATCTGAACAACCAAAAATATTCGCGAGATAAGTTCTCCCTGAACCGGTAATCGAGCAATAGCTATCTTTCCAAAATCTGGTTTAGTATCAAAATCTATTCTAGCCCAATTAGTTCCATAACGCCCAGCCTTAACAAAAACACAGAGTAATGAGCCTATACTTGGCTGTCCCTTAGGAGGCTGTAAACGCTCGTCTTGCATTCCTGTTGATATAATCTTGAGTAGACTGGCTACCATCTATTTCTCTTTTGCCATTTTGTTTATGCCATACTTACGATGCTGTTTACAGAAATGTTCAGACTGTCCGTCTTTTATAAAGGCAATGCGTTTACATGGGATACCTTCCTGTGTAAGCGCTGTGCATATGTAAGCCATACTGTGTCCCCGTCGTAGTTTGTTATTCATCCACGCTTGAGATGACTGGTCAAAGAACTCTGATGTAAACTCTTGAATACCTGACATGTTACTTGTTATAGGCAAGACCGATGTATCAATTTTAATCAACGAATACCTTATTACAGATACCATTCCCAAAACGAACCCATTGAATAGCATATACAAACACATGGACCTCCCATTCTGTGTCTGAACTACCCCCTGGAGGCTTAACATTCAATGTAAGACGTAATGTATTCAGACGACTTGCATTAATCGTGCCCGTAGGGTCGTGCTCTCCTGGATGTCTTGCAAATGAATAGCCATAAATAAAAGCATCATATGCCGTATTACCACCCCTATGAGCTCTTGAAATATGAGAACGAAACCATGCCTCATCTTTATTTATAATTTCTTCTCCGTTAGCCTGTATCTTTGCAGATATGAGAAGAGGCTCCAGTGGCGCAAATGTAGGGTCATAATCTTTTTCTAAGGTTGCACTGTAGTTTATCCAATCGTTGTTTAATGTGACAGCAGCCTTCCTTCTTAAGAACCATACAATCTCTTCTACTGGCTGATTGGCTTCTAAGGGTAATTGAACCGTAATTAAATCATTACCAGACTTATTCGTAATATATTTTAAAGGTTCTGTAAAATCAAACTGCTGTATTTCACGAAAAGGCCTCTCAAATTGCTGTCTGAGAAGCATCTCACGATAAGGACCGTCTACAAAGATGCCCTGGGTTAGAAGTTGAATATTTTTTAGCATAGGGGCATCAGAAGACGAAGAAATAGATACTACCTTATCGATAGTTAGTTGATTATTGATCACCTGGAACTTCTTTCCTAATGGTGTATCTAAGCAATCTGCTCTAACTCCAGACAAAATACGGACAATCTGGTCAAATCTCTTCAAGGTTACACGAATTCGCATAGTGCCTTCACGACATGCAATTAATGGGAACGTGGCAGTAATCTTTTCCCTCAACATAGAAAACATTAAAGGAACCGTCACCCATCCATCTTCTGTAAAAAAAGCCCTCTTTCCATCTGTAGCCTTGAGATCATCTATAGATTTAAGTCCCAGAGTATCTGCTAAGCCATAATAAGTATTCAAATCTGGAAATAAGACCGAGCTAACATGTATAGAATCACCCGTTACTCTTTCTAAGACTTGGTCATCGACCTCTAGGGTAGCTTCTTCTAAAACGACAGTGCCAAGAGAATTACAGTATGTCCAGAGTTCAGATGGATTTAATGAGACTATGTTGTTCAATCTTAAATTTTCTCGTATAAGCCCAGTAAACCAATCACCGAGTTGCAATTGAATAAAAAGACCACTGATTAAATCTCCTGAATTCATGTGTGCCATTTCAAATGTAAAGGTCTGACCAAATGTGGCTGGGCCTCTAAAAGTAAATTCACGCATTACAGAAGACATAGGGACTGTCCGTAGTGTTTCATCTCTTGTAAATTTGGTTATACTCGCATCTAATGGAAAAATAATATTATCCTGAACATCCCTTGATACTAAATCCAATAAGGTCGTTGCAGAACCTCTAGGTTGTTTTGTTCCATATCCATCTTTTTGGTGAATATCCATCTATCTACTTAGTTCCCGTGCTTCCGAAACCACCCTCTCCCCGCGGCTGATATTAAATCTTTTTAATAAGTATATGGCGGCGCCTTTACAGATTGATTATCTAATAATATCACATGCATATGCTAGTGAGTTAGTTCGACTGGTAAATGCTAAACTTGGCGAAGGCTATATTCTATCAGGAGGCATTGCTTATTTTCAAGGCGGCTTCGGACCATCGTATCATCAGACTCTAGTAAAACCAGTGGCGCCCTCGGCAGGTGGTCGTAGACGCTCTACGCGCAGAAGGCGCTAAAAACACGGACACCACCCCGGCCTTTTTTTGGAATCTGGACCGAGGTTGGACCACTCATCAAACGTATAGGTATTGCTCATATCCATCTTTTTGGTGAATATCCATCTATCTACTTAGTTCCCGTGCTTCCGAAACCACCCTCTCCCCGCGCCGTCTCAGGCAATGAACTCACATACACCACCTCCTTAATATAACCAAGAGCTGGTGCGATGACCTGGAATAGACGAGTACCCTTCTCAACTGTAGTAAGTTTAACTCCTACAGTGACCATGGGTGCCATCAGTTCTCCGCGATAAGAACGGTCAATAATACCACGACCGTTTGCCATAACGAAGCCAGTCTTGTAAATGGAGGAACGAGGCTCAAGGGTGAAGTGGCTATCCTCAACATGCTCTACACCCTCCCCCATTGGCGTGTATTTCTGCATACGCGCCTTTAGACCCAAGGGCACAAGGGTTGCTACTGCAAGAGGAGGGTGATCGACTACCACCTTCAGATCATACCCTGCATTGTCTGCCGAAGGGTTCTCGACAGTGCCGACAGGCGGATAAAACGGCGCACCCTGCTCAGTCACGACGAGTTCTAGACGGTAATACTCGGTCATTATGCTTACTAAATCGCGCAACAACCTGTCAATTTTATACGGGTAAAATTGACATGTTGCTTAACCTATAAATTAGTACGCTAAATGACCAGTTTCATCGATGTCTCCTCTGAGCTTTATACCCAGGCTTGCTGTATGCGAAAGAACCCGAGTAAGCATGAAGAGCTGCAGACTTACGTGCGAATGCTTCTCGCTTCCTTCTGTATTCACCTTATATCCTATCTACTGGGATTTCGTTTCATCGGACTTCTATCTATGATTGGGGTAAATCTGTTGTCTTTCCAAACCTGTGTGAAGTTTCACAAAATCTACATTGAACCCATTGAGCAATTGCAGTATGAGAACCTAGATAGTTCTATGAATTCTGAGGAGGCTGAGGAGGCCGATGAGGCTGAGGAGGCCGATGAGGCTGAGGAGGCCGATGAGGCTGACGAGGCTGACGAGGCTGAGGAGGTTGCCTCAAGTTTCTTGAGAAATCGTATGAGTGGTATGAAGAATGCACGCACACCTTCCTCAACTTCCCTGATAGGGGATGCGAGTTGTGTATACAATAATTCTTACCCGCCTCTACCGAATTCTTATGACGGCGGTTCTTCCTCTGAGGATGAGCGGCCTCATGGGCCCTCGAGTTCAGAAGAGGACTAAAGGTTAGTTTCCAAATAATAACGCACCCCTTTCTGCTTCTATGCTATATATACCCCAACCAATACTAATAACCCTCATAGATACTCTTTTTTGTCCAAGGCTTGTTGGTAAAGTATCTTTTATATCTAACCACAGAGTTGGCTTATCAGCTGTAGTCATGTTTACTGCGCCAGATGGTCTACGCTGCTCTGGAGCCTTATATCCATATTGTGGTCCTACCGTAAATGATATCAACGATATAGGTATACCTGGATTTTTTTCTGCCTTTGTAAATGGTGAAATGTGCTGCCAATGTGTAGAATCGCGACGTTTCTCTCTCTCTTTTGCGGCTATAGATAATTCCAAGAAATTATAGAAATCCCCCGTGCCCATGGGATTTCTTAAATTCCATAACTGATTTCTCTCTATGTTATACTCTGATTGGAACATGATTAACAAAGATTCTGCAGGATGTCTTCCATCAATCCGTTTTGTTATATAAGAAGTTCCACCGTTTCCTACAGCAACATAATCTGATGGGTCCAGACTTAACTTATTTTCAAATGGCCTTAAGAACGGTATCTCAAACTTGTTTTTCTTGAGGAGGGCCTGTAAATCCTGTCTGACATATCGCTGTGTAGTTTCCAAGGTAATAAGGGGCCTTCCTATAAGTTCTCTCTGAAGAGGAGTGAAATGCGTCTGAACATCATCCTTATTTCTGACAGAAAGGTCAGTTCGATTCCAGGGTGTAGGCTTTATGGAACCATTAGACGACTCCACTAAATCTTCAAGGCGTCTGAGCTTACAGCGAATTCGAAATTTCTGACCGGGGAGAGAGACAAATGGAAATCCACCTTCATCTGAGTGAGCACATCCTATAAGAGGTAGTCGTAATGTAAGCTTTTTAGGAGTTGCATTCCGTTGTATCTCAAGAAGAGTTCCAGTATGACATCCTATTTCCTTGAGAATAAGAGTTTCCTGTGCCAAAGAACTCTGAGTATGATACCAACTGTATAGGAAATCTCCAGTAAATTCTTGTAATAATAACTGGTCCTGATAGAATTGTATCTGTTCAAATAAAAATGCCCCTATCCCTTGTGTATAACCATAGGTATTTCCTGAGGCATCTGATACTATATTTGTGTTATTACTGGAAGCAATCGTAGATGGAAGCCACGTGGGTAAATCTACGACAAGGGATGCATTGATTAGAATATCTCCAAATACTTCCATTTCCCATTCTATCGAACGACCAAAATCAATCATATTGAGTGGTTGAGTTTGTCTAGTTTCATCTATGGTAGCAGGCCATGTTTGCATATTGTAAGAAAAAGGGACATGAGCAGACTTATCTAAATTCATGAAATATACATCTTTTTTGCCTCTCGCCACAAGTTCTAATAAAGAACCTTCTGCCGAGGTGCCTGGTCTATCCATCTAATTATTCTAAGATATGTATTTAATTAAGCCCTGACGCGACGACGGGTCTTTCTATGCCGCCGTTTTCGATAACGGGTTTTGTGCCTACCACCAGAATTAGGTTCTCGTGCTACAAGTTTCCTAATTTTCTCAGCATCACTGCGAATATCTGCTATTTCCTCTTCGTCCTCTTCGCCTTCTAGAAATTCTGAAGTAGTTCTTTTTAGGAGACCATCCTCTCCTAAGATATCACTTGTGTCTATGTCAGGTTTTTTCATAAGTTCTCGTATAAGAGGTATCTGAAATTTACTTATAGTCTTTTCTAATAATGTCTTACCATCAGCATCTCTAACATTTACATCGATGCCTCTAGATACCAATTGAGCAACCATTTCATCTTGACCTGAATCAACAAAGGATGCTAGCAATCTCTGACCAAGTTCACCGTGGACATCTGAATTAGATAATCTGCCGATATTATTAAGTTTTCCTTCCAGAGACATTCGACGACGTCTATCCATGCGCAATTTAGGGTCTACGTGTTTTTTAATGCCTCTACATGAAAAATTGTAGTGTATACCAGGAAACATCTTAAATGCCCATGATTGGCTAAACTTAAATGGTTCTATTTGTGTATCTAGACTATTATATGTTATAGGGCGAGCCACGTATTGTAATTTTCTTTCTACCATTGCGATTGTCGGAAAAAAAGAATCTTTATAAATATAACGTAGATTTTCATCCGTTATATTATTACAGTCTAGATTTGGAACTAAATCACCCATCTTTTCGGTAATATCTCGTATATCTAAATCGAAATTTGTTCTATTATCCAAATTATATATACCTGATCTAGCAATATAACAATCATTGTTAAATTTATGACCGCTGCATGGTTTATGTATAGAATCAACATATGTTCTATTCCCATGATGTTCCGCACCAGACCAATGCACATGTAAAGAACGACCAAAATAAGCCATTAATTCACGTCGATATGTAACGGGATCGCGTATCATATTTAACATGCCAGGGGGGTCATCCTTAAAAGCCCTAAGTAATTTTGTAGTATGTATTGCATTTGCCTTTACTCCACACTCTTCGACTGTTACATATACACAATTTGGAGGAACCGGTTTTTCAAATAATATATCTTCTGCATGCGAGTTTGTAAAGTATACCATGGGTAATCCATTTACTGGATTTATGTGTGGCGAAGGGGCTACTTCATTTGTAAACAAGGGCTCATATGCCTTAAGATAGTATTTCGGAATAACTTGTTCGCCATTATCAAGTGTTTCAACACGATATAATATATCTTCTTCACTAGGAATTTTTTCCAAAATCATCACAAGGGATTTATCTAAAGTATCAGGGTCTCGAATATCAACCATTGTATCAAATGGGCTTAATGCATCATCTGAATACCTTCTTATTTCAGCAAAATTTTGTAATTCAGATTCCCTTGCACGTTCCTTTGCCACAGGTGTCCCCCGTATATCAAATAATTTTAGAGTATGAGGGAGTCGTGTTAATTTCCTTATATTAGTATTCTCTAAGATAAGATGCTGAAGCCCTGGAAACCCCGTAAAATTACCGATTATACGTTCCAAGGGATTATCTGATAAATCAAGGTATTCAAGTGTCTCTGGTAAAAAAGAAGTATCTAGTTCTCGTATTTGATTGCCCCTCAAGATAATAATGGTTGCTTTTCCCCATTCGTCGTTACCTCTAGGTAATTCTGTAAGCTCTTTATCTGTGAGGTCTATTACTGGCATCTATTTATGTATCAAGAATAAGATATATTTCGAATACGAGATTAGTTATAAAATTGAAGTAATTCATTGTCCATTATAATGTAATGCCATCTATCGTTTTCAATACTACTATCTTAAGGAAAATTAGCAACGTTTCCTTTGATACGTTACCTCTAGAAGTTCTAAAAGAATTATTTAATGATGGCCGTATTTTCTCGCATTTTATTGAACGAATTCTAGCTCAAGATTATGGTCTAAGACATGTTGCCGGATGTAAAGGCCATGACCTTGTGGATCCATCAAATCCGCAAGTTAAATTCGAACAGAAGACCTTCACAGGAAATGGATGCAGGGTAATGCCTTCAAATATGATTGGCCAAGGTAGACACTTTGATATGGGTATATTCCATGAAAAGGCAGCCGGATTAAATTATATAATTGTCAGTAACATAGAATTTCCTGAATTAAAAATAAAATTCGTGAAGGGGAGTGACTTAATCTCACAATATCCGAATGGTGAGATTAAGTTAAAGGACCACGATAAATTCTTCAAAGACCACGAATAATCTCATTCAATACCTCATTTGCCTCTGATTTAGAAAGACTGCGCGGACCCACTGTATTAGATGGAAACACATGTTTATTTACAGCCTCTACTATTTTTTCTGCATCAGAAAGATATGTGGCATCTAATTTCAGAAAGTAGTGAGATTGAACACTAAAGTCACCAGTGCCCTTCAGAAAGCAAGTTCCAGCTTTCCCTCCAACTCTACGAAACGCAATCTGATAATCTTCAGACGTCTTCACATACTGGAAGCCTACTTCTTGTATAGCCTCAGGCTTAGGTCTATCGCCTTGCTGCTTCTGCCAAATCTGAAATACACAGGGGACATCGTATGACTCTCCGTTGACCTCAAATGAATCCTTTGGCAATTCTTTCTCTAAAATACAATGGAACTTAGATGGAAATGCCCTGCTCATAGATGGCTTCAGAAATGACCGGGGTAAGATAAAAGCTAAAAGTGTAGCATATTGTGATGCATGATGAATGAAAGACTTTGCTAATGAACCTTGCTTACCAAATGGAGGATTTCCAAAGAATACCCTTTTTGTATCAACGTCAGATGGCTTCCATTCTAAGAAATCGCCTTTCAGAATTGTATCCATCTTTGGATCCAAGTCAATACCGGTGCGCCGTATTTCATTTGGTAAAGCTTTTAAGAACGAGCCATTACCTGCAGATGGTTCAATCCAATCATACTTAGAAGAATCTGGCACAAGGGAAAGAATAGAAAGCACACACTCCTTTGCTACCGAAGCCCTCGTATAATACTGGTCCTTTGTATTTGTTCGAAATTTGCCTGTATCTTGTGTCATACTGATATATGTCGCAAGATATTGTTCAAATTTTATGTTTAGTTATCTAGTGCTTCCTACCACGGGTTTTACGTGTCTTCTTAGTCTTTTTACGAGAACGCCTGGTTTTATATCTACCGCCCCCCGCCGTCGGCGCCGCTGCGCGAGCCGCCGCTGCGGGAGCCGCCGCTACGGGAGCCGCCGCTGTGCTCGCCGCCGCCGGAGCCCGCGCCGCCGCCGCTGCGCGCGCCGCCGCCGCCGCCGCCGCGTCCCGCTCGTGCGCCGCCCGCAGCTCCGCCGCCGCCGTTAGGCGCGCCGCCGCCGCCGCCGCCTGCTTCTTTTCAGCATTCAATATGCCCTTAGCCGCCTTAACCGCCGTTTCCCATCCGGGAGTGGTATTAATTGTTTTCTTAAGTTCTGCATTAGAGTTTACAATCTTTTGTAGGGCCTTGCGCGACCCTGTACCTCCTAAGGCTTTATTAAGATAAACAGCTGCTCCAAGCTCCCCTAATTGCTTAACCGCTTCGGCATCAGGCTTTTTAGAAAACCACGACATTCTATTTATACTTGATATTTTTGGATGAGTATATTTAGAATTAAGCGCACCGGGAAAGCAAATAATTTTAATGGTATAAAAAATGAA